CCATGGGTTCAAACTCGAGTATATTCTACAGCGAGTTCGTAAAGCAGAGCTCACCGGCAAATATGTTTACTATAAAACCGGTGCCCCTATGGGGTGTCTATCTAATTGGGCTATGTTGGCTCTCACTCACCACTTTATCGTACAGATAGCTGCGAAGAGGGCTGGTTATACTTCCTGGTTTCCTCTATATCGAGTCCTTGGTGACGACATTGTCATCGCTGACGCCGCCGTTGCCAACCAATATGCACTAATTATGAACGATATCGGAGTCCCTATCAACCGATCTAAATCTCTTATTTCGGTGAATGGTAGCTTCGAATTCGCCAAACAATTTGTGTATAAAGGAGTGAATGTTAGTCCATTTTCTCTGAAAGAGATTATGCTTGCTCGTAATAGCTTAGCAGGATTGCTCCTACTTATGTCTAAGGCGAGAAGACAGGTACCAACTAAGTTGGATTCTGTACTGGCATTCATTGGATTCGGTTACAAGCTGAGACATATAGCAAATTCGTCCTTTCATAAGTTAATAGCTCATAAAAGGTTCAAATTACTACAAGGTCTAGCTTTTCTAACTATGCCGGATACTTCTCCTTGGTCTAAGGACACCTGGGATGCTTGGATACAAGCTAAATCCCTCAAGGCCCAAAAGCCGAAAGGGGATTTACTCCGTGTTCTTGAACTCCTCCGTGATAAGGAAATATTTCCTTTCATAGAGAGTCTTAAGAATAGGGAGATCGTCCCTTGGGAACGGGTTTTCCCCGGTAACCAAAAGGCGAAAGACTTGTTCCTTGAAGTCACAGGTCCACTATTCGAAAAGTGGTCCCGAGACAGGGAAGATGCCCGTTCTAGTTTGATAGAGTGTTACCTAGAAAGTCTTAATCACCAAGAAGGGATAAATAGTATAATGAACCTCTATTTTGAGGGATTGACTATGTTATCTTCTCAACCCGTAGGTCTACATTGGACATCCCTAAGGGATAACCAATACAAACCTCAAGTTGGAAGGTGGTTGCGTTTATTCCTAAAAATGTGGACAATATACCATAATCCTAACTGGAACCATCGCCACCAGCACGCAAGTTACACCTCTTATCGAGGAGACCGAGTAATCGGTTGTAACCCAAAGAGTGCGTCTTAACCATTCGGTAGCACGGGGCTGTCAGGGGTAGTCACTTCCTTCTACCTCATTTATTGTTATCGGTAGGGTGGACAACCCGAGGGTCTCCGTACGTCCCAAACAGGGGACCTGGCGGCTCTTGTAGTGAAGTCGACTTAAAATGACATAAAATTCTGCGTGCAGAGAGCATTTGGGCCCGGTGAATACTCAGAGACCCAAAGCAGTCCACGACTGTGAGTAAGGATAGCAAAGGATTACTAGATACATCTTGCAGGTACCGCAAGGGTTAAAGGTAAAGGTTCAAACCCCTCTTGTAGGGATCAGATCTTATATAATGTTAACGGTCTGATACGCGAA